TTTATGTGCTACAGGTAATATACCCCAGCATAACGCTATAAATAACGCTACTAATATATATGGTTTGAACATATAATATATGTATATTAATTAAATTATATTAAATGGTCCTTCATACTTAATTATTTCATCAGAATTATTTTTTTCTAAATAAAATGTATAATTTAATTGTGCTCTTGGTGACTTACCGTTTCGTGTAAGTGTTATCCCCATCCCTAATTCTGGAACATCAAACTGACGGTCTAAGTTATTTGTCCTTAGACGGTCTAATATATGTCCGGTAATTTCCTTTGATATAATATAAATTTTTTGTTTAGTTGGCAACATAATATAATAATTTGGTTTTTTTGGTTCATCTAGAGAAAATAATTCACTATCTTTTTTTGATAATTTTATTGTTAGTTCTTCTGGACTGTGTGATGCGGTTGGACTTTTGGGCGACTTTACCGGTTCAAATGACATTTCTGTACGTTTTACTGTATTTGTATTTGTATTTGTATTTGATAATTGAGATGTTTTAATAATTTTAAATGTGCCATTTACATTTATATCATTTTTTGAATTAGAATTATCTGAAAAAATAAATGTATGACCCAATCTACATTCGCCATTATTTACTTCAATAGTTGATGCGCGAGTTCCTGTGTAGTCATTTATTAATCGGGATAATTCAAACACCCCATCAAGTGTCGGTAACTTATCTGTTAATTCTTTATTTTTAATATATACTACTCCAAATGGACCAATTAAACAACAATACCCACTTGATTCGGATTTATTTAAAGTAAATAACCTTTAGTATTGGGTGTAAATTTAGCACTTCTGTGAAATTGTTTACGCATATAATTATATATTTTCCCTCCTCCTTTTAAAGTTTTAACCATATATATTATTATAATATTATTTATGGCGCACGTCGCGTCCCCATCCCACTATTTAAACGAGTTTGAACCCTTTTAAATGTTGCACTCGCGGGCGTTTTATTGACTGCCTTGGGCGATTTACCATAACTAAACTTTTCCGAAATATTATGTTTGGATTTTACATAAAACCCTGATCCAAAAGTGGACAATTGCCGGTTTTGTTGCAACCATTCCCACGGTTGATTAAATTTTAATTTTCCCCACAATTCTATCATTTTTTTTAAATCTATGTTTCGTTTAATACCAAACCCCGCCGCTTTATCTTCATCCGTAATCATTTGAGTTTCAACTTCTACAACCCTTACCCTATCCATTGTCATGTCGTTTCCAGAATTTTGTCTTTGTAGTGTAGGTTTTAATTGTAGGTTTATATCCGCGCTTAAATCAATCGCAAATACGGGGTCCGTTTTTGTTGTGCCTAAATACGTAAAGTTAGATTTTAAATAAAAACGCATCGCATTTGGAACCGACTTTAAAAAACATATATTGAATTCGCATTTTCGCGCGGCATCAAATACCAATTTTAATAAATGCGTGCCTATCGCTGTATGATGCGACCGTGTGCCGATTACATCAATCTCAAATGTTTTCGAGTTGTGTATATTTATAGATACTACGCCCATAATTTTTGTTTTTGTTATGGTTGTTTGTACGGGTTCAACCGCAACAATCAATATATTACTCAATAAACATGACCTTACAAAATAGTCGGGATTTACACCAAAACCAAGCATATTTTTATAAGAGAGAACCGCAACGCCACCAAAAAAACGGTTGGGTCTGCCAGGTATTCTATGCGCGTCGTATAATATAACTTCTCTATCTATAAATGTCATATTTTTAAATTGAGGGTTTAAATCAAAACACGCGCACATATCGGACCGATTACACCAAAACAAATACTCCATATACATATATATATATTAAAATCCAAATCCTGTAAGTTTTAGTCCAAGTTCGGTTAATATGGGGCGATTGATTCGCGTATATTCGGGAAGTTTTGCGCCATAGGTTCGCGGCGTTTTTCCGAATAATTTTGGATTTACTGGGTCGTGTATTGTTGCCCGCAATTCTTCAAATGCTTTCTGTTTTTTTAATATATTTTTTGCTGAACATTGTTTTCTTGGTGCATAACATACGTATATTACCGCGCGTAAATTCGGGAGTGCGCGTGATTTATCCGCTTCTACGCCGCAGTGTATCGTGCGACTATCCCATAATACGATTGACCCTTTCGGACATTGTATTTTTTGTAGAGGGCACTGATTATAAAATACGAGCTGTTCTTCTGACAATTTATGCCATTGTTTATTTTGCGTCATATTAAACTGTTCCGCGAATTGCTTATGATATTTGTGACTTCCTTCTAGAATTGCCAATGTTGCGTCGCCTTCATTTACATCGAGCGCAGTGACCCACGACTGAACCGTTTTAAAATCATTTTGTGTAAAACTCTGGTCGCAATGAAGCCACAACTTATTTTTATTCCATCCACGTTTTGTTATTTCGGGTGGCAAATTAAAACTGAGACCATCAAAGGATACCAGCAATTCTTCGCGCGTGCATTTATATAAATGAGCGTATATATCTACTATCTTTGGGTTTTGTCGAACATTCCAACTTGCTTGCGCGTGCCCGATATCCCAATATTGGACCAACATTGAATGTATCGGAAACAATTTATAAAACTCGGTCCAGGATACTTGCGCATTACGGTTTATAGGTATTTCCCATTTTTGCGTAATATGTTCGAAAAAGTCCCATATTTCAGATACGATTGCGTCGCATTCAGCGTCATCTAAGACGGAAGGAATAATCGCTACGCCGTATTCATCGAGGGTTTGCTTTAGGTTCGCGATAGTGGTTAAATACTTGTCTCCCATTTTGTTAAACTTTTTTATATTATTTTTTTTTTCAATTTTGTTATAATTAAAAATAATATTAAAAATATCCAAAGTTTTGAAATTCCATATAAAATAGAATATCCTGGTTCCGCTTGTGTATCCAACTTTAATAATTGTAAAAATATAATAAATATTTTGCCTAGAATATAGATTAACGTATTATGTATACCCCAGTGTTTTTGATTGTCTGTTGCTGGGAATAATTGATAACATACCGGCGTATAATATATATAGGTTAGCGTTTTAAAAAATAAATAAATATCCCAATCGTATATGCGTGTAGCCTTTACTAATTTATCTCTCATTGATTTACTATAAAAACTACTGTGCGATCCTATACTTATTCCTACATAATTATGCATATTGTATGGAAATTGAATATAAGGAATACATCCAATACGATAAACAAAATCCAAATTTTTATGCGTTTCTACAAAAGCATCTATATTTTCTGTATGATTTTTTACATTTTTATGAAAAAAGAAATCATCTTCCAATATTAGTATGGTATTGTATTTTAATGAGTGATTTAGAACATATTTATACGCATCTACCAAATCTACTGGTGGCGTATTTATACCCGGTTTTTCACATTTTTTATAGCCTTTATTAAATAAAATATGAACGATTTTTGTTGGGTGATATTTTTGTAGTTGTTCTTCTATATTTTGGTATCTTCCATTTCCTTCCAAGTGAAGTATATATGTTGCATCTGTTTCTTTGAACAGTGGGTCATTAAAATATAATGTTTTTATGTAATAACACATTATATAATATATAATATAATATAATGAATCCGACACTACAAATGTTTATTGGTATTATGGTATTTTACGCATTAATTGCGTATGTCATCTTTCCCGTCGGGTTTTATTATTTTGTAGAAAAATCTTTATTGTTGGGAGTGTTGTTTCCGTGATTTTGTGGCTCGTTGTTGGAAAAAATCTTATAAAGTAAATTCCATTTTTTTAAAATTATTATTTTTTAAAAAAATAAAATTTATACTTTTCAAAAATAGTCACTCCCTCTCCCGGGATTTATACTTTTTATTTTAGGGTTGCTTAGTAGTTTTACCGTAAGGATTTTATACTTTTGTATAAGAGATATATAAACCTAACAGGTAAGAAATAATTATATGTAATACTTTTGTATAAAAATATTGAATGAAAAGTATAAAAAAGTATAAGGTTGGTATTTATGGCATTGTTTGCGTAATGTTTATTGGGTTGTATAAAGTATTTGGGCGCACTGTCGCCGAAATTAGTCAACCCAAAGTCAACCTTTGGTCATCCCAAAGTCAACCCATTGTATGAAAAATAATATAAAAGTATTTTCTTTTTGTATATTATATATGGTATATACATGCGAATGTTGTAAATATAATACAAAATACAAGGCAAACTATACCAAACATTTAAAAACTGAGAAACATCTTTTATTCAATAAAACTATAAATGGGACAACGTGTGCCATAGACCCATCGCAATTTATTTGTAAGTATTGCGAGCAAGAGTTTACGTTTAAACAATCGATGTTTCGCCATATAAAGTATTCTTGCACAAAAAACAAGGATGAAGATTTGAAAGAATTGGTGCGATTGCTTAACGCTCAGCTGGAACAACAGCGCAATGATTTCCAAACTCAGTTGCAGTCTCAGGCGAAACAGATTGAAAAATTGATGGGGAAATTAGAAATTAACGGGTCGTTTAATACGACGAACATACAAAATAACATTCAGTTATTGGCCTACAAGGATACGGACATCTCTCACTTAACCGAAAAAGATTATAGTCAGTGTATTAAAAAGGTAAACTATTGCGTGATGAAATTGATTGAAAAGATACATTTTAATCCAAATAAACCTGAGAATATGAATATTTATATTTCCAACATGAAAGATAAATATTTGATGGTTTATGACGGTTCTAACTGGAACTTGGCGAATAAGAAAGAAGAAATTGATAAATTGTATGAAGAAAAGGAAATGATACTTGAAGAATGGCTAGAAATGAATAAAGATAAAGAAATGGCTGACAAGTTTTTAAAGTATTTGAATAATAAAGAGACTGACGAATGTATTAACCGAATCAAGGAAGAAATAAAATTAATGATGTATAATAAAAAAGAATTAATTAAATAAATCCTTCATATAAAAAAATCAAAAATATTTTTTATGAAAAAAATAAAATTTATACTTTTGAAAAATAGGCTCCCTCCCTCCCGGGATTTATACTTTTATTTTAGGGTTGCTTAGTAGTTTTACAGTAAGGATTTTATACTTTTGTATAAGAGATATATAAACCTAACAGGTAAGAAATAAATATGAGTAATACTTTTGTATAAAAATATTGAATAAAAAGTATAAAAAAGTATAAGGTTGGTATTTATGGCATTGTTTGCGTAATGTTTTAT